GTGTCCTTCCCCTATCAAAAAACCTACCCCCCTTACTACTATTGCAACTAGAACACAATACTTGCAAGTTATTAGGGTTATCATCTCCGCCAAGGGTACGGGGTACGATGTGGTCAACGCTTAGGCGTTCATCTGACCCGCACATCTGGCAGCATCCATCTCTTCTGATGATCTGTTCCCTTATCTTGCGCCATTTGTTACTTGACCCAGTACCTTTAAGACTACTCATGTAGATAAACACTCTTGTTACATCTATTGCATAAGGCATAATGGATATTGTCATAAGGTACATATAACCAGTCATGCTTGAATATGTAACATACAAGCTTCTTAATCAATGCCATCCTTTAGCCTTCCAATGCTCCCATGCGTTACACGCATTACCTTGATATCTATGATCGATGTACTTGAGTCCATAGTGTATCTGTTCAATAGGTGACTTGTCCTTGACTATAGGATTCTTTAACTGTAATAATCCATAAACATATTGCTTAGTAGGGCTTGATAAGTTGCCTATTGCTTTATGATTCCAAGCACTCTCTTTACCTATCAGCCTTGATAGGCATATAGCTTCTTTCTTAGGTAATGCTAAATGAATATATCTCTTGGGTTCAATTGCTTCTATTGAGCCACTTGTAGCGTGACTCATAGGTATGCATAGAGATATCCCAATAACGATTGCTACCGAGCGGGCTATCCGCTTAAGCGCCCGCTCTGAGCCCCTGAGGGCTCTAGCCAAGAGTGTACCGGCATAGTCAAGCATGTGGATAAAGTGGGCGTGTCGTGAGCGTGCAAGTAACTTTTGTACCAAGTTATCCACAGGCTGTTGATAACTATTTATCTGTAGAGTAGAAGCCTTCTCCCTTAAACTGGATATTAGGAACGCTATAAATCTTTTGCATCGAGCTGTGGCAGAATTGGCATTTTGGATCGTGTGGTTCATGGATACTCATTTCCTTCTCGTAGCGCAAGTTAGCCTCGCACTCTTCGTTGGTACATTCGAATTCATATATTGGCATGGTTACCTTTTGGCACCTTTTGACATGTCCGGCATGGGACTTCCTTTAATTTCCACGATCCGCATATAGCGCATCTCTCAGGCTCTAATTCTACCGAATCTTTGTTGATATCTCCGTAAATAGGTAGAAGTAACTGCACCAAGTCTGCAAACCGCATAAAGGCCAGATACTCGGAAGCATCTTCTCCTTGGCCATTCATACGGCACACCACGAAGGGAAGCTCTTTGCCCCCTGCTCTCTTGCTCGCTTGGCGCAGCCACTCCAAGGGCTGGAACGCCGATCTAGCTTTAACCTCGATGTCGAACGGGACATTGGTTATATCTTTTCCAGCACCTCGACCGATACCTGCATGAGGCCACCATTGCTGGAGATAACTAGCAACAACTCGCTCCGTGCGTAATCCTCGGTCTTTTCTGTGTCGTGTCATAAGTGCAGTTTATCTTCACACTTCTTACACAACCAGACTACTAACCCATCATCTCGAGTGTATTCATTACACATAACATCGTTATCGCAGATGCTGCAATTAGTCCAGCCAAATGAACCGGCATTAAAGTTATAGATGTGGCTCATGCTTTGCCTGCCGAATTGACTGTATGGCAGTCCTCGCAAGTCCACTCATGCAGTAAGTAACGATTTTTTATCTGTGATCTAGTAGGGAACTTGTTACATAACTGGCATATAAGCTTGTAACCCAATTCCTCGAGCAGTTCAGCATTAGCCCTTAAATTGGCGCGCTGTTCCTCATTTGGGAATTCTTCCCATTCGCCATCTTGATTAAGAAACTGGATGTAACCCATTATCGTTTCACCTGTGGCTTCCATTGTCCGGTCTCTTTATCAATCTCGTACCAGATAGGCTCGCAACGCTCTGCATCTCCTAGAATCTGAGCCATGCACTTCCAATGACCCCAAGGCTTTCCGGCCTTAGAGGTTCCTGTCTTCCAGACACGCGCACCATGAATACAGCTCTCGTCTACTGGAGTGCCACCAAGGACATCCTTCACCATCTCTACGGCTGTCTCCAATGTCTGAACTGGTGCCATCACTTGCATTGTCCATGGATCCTCTTTCTGCTGTATCGGCACATACTCCTTCGATGTATCAGCCATCTTAGCCTTTACTTCTTCGACCTTAGCCTTTACTTCTTGGCTTGCAGCAACTTTTGACATTTCCTCGCGAGACGCTCTCTTTCCTTTAGTAGCGTAGCCTGCATTTGCGAGTGCGCGGCCAATCGCACTTGTCTCGCAATTTTCAAGGGCAGAAGTAGCATTAACTCCGCGACCCTGGACTGTTTCCTCAGCAAGGCCAGTTGTCCAAGGCCTAGAGTCTGCTTCAGTTCTATAGATACTAGCTTCAACGATAAAGCGAGAAGCAGTTGAATCCAGCAACTTCGTATGAATCTGACCATCTGGGTGATCCTTCCAGTATTTAACAAGTCGCTCTTCGACTGTCTCGTAATCATCTAGGTTAAACATATAATTCATTCTCCTCGGTGTGAAGTTGAGCAGCCAGGCTGGTATATGCAACTAAATCTACATAGGTATCAGTTTTTGCCGTTTCCATGGATCTTGCAATTTTGACCAACGCCATACACATCGCGACTTGGTAATCATTAACTGGCATTTCAAGGTATGCGCTCCATAAGGATGCGGTTCTCTGCATATTGTCACTTGGGTGACCATAATCAGCTCCACGGTCTTGGATAGTAGCTCTTGCCTCGTTGAGGTAATCACGGGCGTTCATCGATTAACCTGGTGCTGAGTCTGTGCCTTAATTAAACGGCGAGCATTTATCTTGCCTTGAATCTTGCCGTGTTCATGGCCTTTGGCATATCCGATAAGAAATCCCGGAATTGCACCTATCAGCATCGATAGTAAAACTATATGATCGTGGTTGGTAATCATCATGCACCAACCTTTGATGGTTCAAACTCTTGGAACCAAAGATAAAAATTGCTCTCTCTGTCAATTTCCCAAGTCCATAAACCGCCCTGAGCAGTTTCATTAAGTTCTTTAGATGTGTAAAAAGCAGACTTGCGTGTGAACTTATTGCCCTTAGCGTCTGTGTAGATGTTGTCCATTTTGACTCCCGTTCCACCAGTAGTTCTGGTTTCTTGGATCAGTCTATAACGGCAGTTCTACCTCTACCAGCATATTTTGATAACGATATGGTAACGATTCTTGCTCGTCTATCGCATCGTCTAGGCTGTAACCCAAGTCACTTTCGCGGCCTGCCATAAACCTTCCCCTCAACTATAAAGGTGCCATTCTTCTCAATATTGATTAGATCGACTTGAACCATAGCGTTATGAACATACATAATCGCAAATGCCATCTGCCAGTTAGCCGACCCCTTGGTATATCCGGCCTTCTTAAAGTCCATGAGATTGCCAACCTCGACTCCATGCAGAACACGCCCTAAACGGCCACCAGAGGCTTCTGTGAAGGCGCTACGGCCTGCCCTGTGAGTATGTCCTGAAATAACATTCTTGCCATGCCTACGGGCTGCTTCAAGAGCTGATAAACCACCTAACTGCTTAATAGGCGTATGGTCTCCATGGACTGCTATCCAGCCTGGAGCGATGTTCATAGGGTTCTTATGGAAGGTTATGCCTAGTTCATCAAACTTCATGAACTTCTCGAATCTCAGCTCTGGTAAGGATAAGAAGCTGGGAATCTTTTTCATGATAATGTTATAAAGTCTATCTGTGTGGTTGCTTCGGATGCAGTCAGTAACACCCAACTCCCAGAGCAGGTTGACGCATCGGTCACGATCATCGCCAAGGCTCTGCTCATAGGCTTGAGGGGTTCCCTCACTCCATTTAGAGATGGTTTGGAAGTCAATTTCATCTCCGATAGTTACTGTCTGGTCTGGCTTAAACTTCTGTAGGAATCTGGCTATGTTCTGGGTTACATGGACATCCTCGAAGGGAACCTGTAAATCGCTCAGAATAACGATTCGCTTCATTTAGTCCTCGTCATCATCCTCATATGGGATATTGTCTATCCGGTTGGGTAGGTCAGGGATAATCCAGTCCGGGAAGGTTTCACGATCTGAGAGCAGCCAGAAGGCATGAGTCTCTGTGAATCCTGCTCTGCGTAATGACTTGTAATACTCATTCATAGCAATGCAATAAGCATCGAGTTTGCTATAAGTATCTAAGTCTATGACTGGTCGCTTCCTTGCCATAGATAAAGTGTTACTTACCTAACAGCTCGATGATTGTATCGACACGCGTTTCTAGTCGATTAACCTGATCTTTAATGCTAGAACCACCATTGGGCTTAAGTTCTGCTAAGTAATACTTAACTAAAAACTGTAGATAAGCCGCTGTGCCGCCAAGGACAGTAACGATTCCTACGGCTACAGCCGCAATATCTACCGCGCTCATTATTTCTTAGGAGTTGCGTATCCGAACACGCCTGCTAGTACAGCCCAGAGAACTGAACGATAATCAAGTGCAAAGTTAGATGCTCCCCATGCAGCTAGGAATGCTCCTGCTGTAAGGATTGCTGGGTTCTTCATGTTCATACAGTTCCGCCTATCATTGGGATATTAAAGAACGAGCCATCTGCATCGCCCTTCTTAGTGAAAGAAATATGGCAATGCGCGTGGTGCGAATTGATTCCAGAATACTTCCGCCAGCGCCAGCCCATGCGAGGTGAAGCAATTTTTCCTGCGAAAATAATGTAGGCCACTCGCTTGGACTTATCCTTCTTTGCGAATCTTCGAATTTCATCAGCAAGGTAAGGCATGAGGTCTGGTTTTGCTTTACCAGATAAATCTCTGTCAAGGTCAATTGCTCGCACAACATTTCCATAAGCCTTATCTGGATTATGATCCGACTTAGTATTTTGGTGAGCCAAGTTCCCAATCCACCCGTCAGAGGTTCTATCTCTGTCTGGGTAAGAATCATCAACCTGAAGCCTTAACTGCTGTCCGGCTTTGCATAACTTTGGGGTCATGCCAGCAGTAGAGCAGCTTCCTCAGCTGTAATACCTAAACGCTCTAAGAGTGCAGCCTTAGCAACGCTTTGAGCCGCTTCCTCTGCTTTGAGTGCTTCGCGCTCTGCTTGATCTAGTTTATATTGAGCAAATTCAGCCGCGTTCATTTCGCGCTCGATTTCCTCGCCTGTTTCAGCATTAACGATTTTAACTATTGGCTTTGTCATTTTTAGCTCTCTCCGTAAAGGTACGCTGTACCGCCTGAATAATTACCTGAACCCATAAAAAGAGTTATTGAAGTGATAGCAGCGCTTTTATTGTAAACTCCGCTTACACTATAATAAGTTGGCAGACTGCCCTGGTAGCAATATGCAGTAGAAATAACTTCCTGTTGATCTGTATCGTTATATCTAAGAATTGAAACATCAGCAAAACCTTTTTCTAATGCTGTGTTACTTGTCGTTATTGCAGCAGTAATTGGAATAAAAGTTCCACCAACTCCATTGCCGCCGGATAAGGTAGTTCCGATATTTCTAACACGGGAATAGCTGTAATTGGAGCCTGTATCTGAATTAAATCTAATCTGTATATCGTCATTAACCGTCGCGTATACATCTTTAATAATCAATCTCAAATTCTTATGTGAGGAACTAAAACTTCCAATCGTAACCGTTGAGCCAGAAAGAGCCGTGGTCGATAGCAAAGTAAGTCCACCGCCTGAAGCAGCAGCAGCCCATTTCATGCCTGTAGATTCTGCTGAATCAGCTGTAAGAATTTGGCCGTCTGTTCCAATCGCTAGACGAGCGAAAGTATCCGCAGCTGTTCCAGCAATAAGATCACCCTTAGCATCGATAGCGGTTGCCATTGAGTTAGTGACTGTTACGGTTCCTGAAGTGCCACCGCCTGAGATACCAGTTCCGGCTGTAACGCCGGTAATGTCTCCAGCTGCATCCGTAACCCAAGTAAAATCTAAATCTGTGTTTGAGGCCTTAGATAGCACTTGGCCTGTAGTGCCGCCTTTGAGGTCGACGAAGGCAGTATCAATATCTGTACCAAGTGCAGCGATAGCGGTTGCGCCATCTTTCACCAAGTCTGTCGATTGCGGGATGTCAAACCCGAAATTGGGGGTGGTCGTTGCCATTACGCTACTACTCCTATCGCATTTAGCCAGGTTAGGCTGTTGTTAATTGTGTTCCAAGTCTCTGCTGCATTTACCTGCTCCCATTTTACCGCAACTTGGGAGAAGTTTATTGGAGAAGCGTTGAAAGTCACGCTTAGGTTGTTAAGGCTGGCTCTAAATGTCCATCCCTCGATGTAGCCCTGAAATGAGCCGCCGGTGATGTTAGGCGGTAGATTCTGAATCCAGACCGGCTGGCCTAAAAATATGTTAATAAGGGCATCTCTATCAGAATCATCAATTTCAGGGTTTCCAAGAGTAAAGGTAATGCTCTGGAACTTAGGATAAGGGTTGGCTCTTAGCTCGATGTAACGATCTGCCAAGGCTTCTGCATCTGAAGTGCTCTT